GATCACTGGCATTCCGCCGCGTTCGAGAATTGCGGCGTTGAGCGCATGTACATCGGTTCCCGCGTTGATCGCTTCGCGAGCGAGATCGTTTGCGTTGTACGCTTCGCCGGTTCTGAGCAACTCACTCACGCGAGTTCGCTCGGCTTCCGTCGCGACTCCTGTCGCGGCTTCCGTCGCGGCTAACGCCGCAGCGTCGGTCGCGGTCTTTAGCTCCGCGTTGCGCGCTTCCGTTTCGCGTTGCAGTCTTGCCGATCTCTCGGCGTCTGTTTCTGGCATGGTCGTGCCCTCTTTGTCAATTTTGCGTAATGCCTTTCGCAAAGCCTTTTCAAGATCGGCCTGCGAAAATGATTCACTCCCGGACTGTTCAAGTCCGACAGTACGACCGACCCCAATCGAGATATCGGCCGGCACTGCTACAAAGGAAAGCTCGAACGGTTCCCACTTGGACACCCGGTACACATTGGGACCGTCATCGCGTTCTGTGACTAGCATCATTTCATGGATAAAGTACCCGACCGAAATGTGATGCCAAATGCCGTCGAGAATATTCCGAAACGTTTCGGACGCCTGGTCCCCGTTCCCGAATTTTATGACGGCTCGGCCAGTCTTGCCGGTTACTTTCGCCTCTAAAATTATTCCGTGATGCCGGTCGGTATTGTGATTCACTAATACCGCCGCACCATTTTCGAACCTGGTTAAATCGATCTCGTCGGATCCGTGCCCGAGAACTTCCATACCGAACCATCGCGGTATCTCTGCCTCGCTCGAAAACGAAACCTCAAGCGTCCGCGCATCCTCATCGATATTCGCCTTTTCAAGATCGAGCCGGAATGCGCGGCGCTGCGGTTCCGCAATGAATCGATCGAGATCGCGCTTGCGTTGTTTCTTACTAGCGTATTTCATTGAATCACCCTTTTGGATTACTTGTCCTCAGTGCCGCCGGCCGGCTTATCGCCGGCGTCGACCTCGTCAGTTTCTTTATCGTCAACCGGAACCGGCGTTGATGCGATCGGCGTAATTGATTTCTCATCAAGTAACGCATTCTCGGCCTCGATTTCATCCCATAACGCCAGCGGATCCTCGCCGAGATCTCGAATCAATTTCGATCGCGACGTTAGCCGCTCATCGATTGCCAACTTGTTCGCTTGCATATCTTTGAGCGGATCGACCCAAGGCCAGCGCCGACCCTGAAATTCATGATCGGAGAGACGCTCGATATCCGATGACGCAAGCCGCAACCCTCGCGACAGTTTGATTTGACCAGACAACAACGCCGGCCCGAGCCATCGCAAAAACATTCGGTCCACCGCATGTTCAATCAAGAATTTTTGCGACGCTTTCCACGCCTCGCGATCTTCCAGGACGCCCGCTCGAATACTCGAAAAGTTCACGCCTTCAAGATCATTCGCCAAAGTGTTGTAATTGACGCCGAGACCGGACGCGATACCGCGTAACACTGCTTTGATAAACGCGGCGTATGAACTGTTCGGATGATCCGGATCATACATTTTGACCTCGGCACCGTGTTCGAGATAGTGAAACGTTCCAGCTTCCGCTTCGATTGTCTCCTGCGATGCCGGCTTAGCGTCACCGTCGATCAGCTCGGCCGGATCCTGGTTCGGATCAACCGTCGAATCTTCGTCAAAAACCTTTCCCTGTTCGCCGCGAATCAAAAAGCCCATAGTCGCAGCGCCGCCGCGAGCGCCGACTAATTCGGCCTCCTCGTAACCGTTCAGCATCCTGAGACGGATCATCGCGCTTGCGGTATGCGGAAAACCGCGCAACTGATCGACGTATTCCGTCCGGAATAAATGAGTAATGAATTCAGACTTGATCCGCAAAAAGCCGCGAGAACCGACCGCGTAATAGTGCGAATGGGTTGTATCGGTACTGTGCAAATGATAGGCGATGACCCTCGCCCGATCATCGGTCTCGATTCCCATTCGAACCTTGTTGCCGTTCACAATTGTCTTGTGATTTACATCGAGCAACTCCGGATCGACAAAGCGAAAATTTATGCCAAACGTGCCGGCGGCGTTGCCGGTATTCTCAAGAATGATCACCTCGCCGTCGCGAGCGAGACTATCCGTGCAGAGATTCCACATATCGATTCCGGAATGCTTATCGCTATAGCAGATCTCACCCGGTCGCATCGCTCGGATCCATGCACTCTGCACCGCGTTGCGCGCCTCGATATCCGGCTTGCCTTTGTTTGTCATCACCAGGGAGCGCAACGTAAACCCGTTCGGCCCGACGATATTTGATCTCGCGAGTTGCAAGAATCGGCGCACGTACGGATCATTTTTCGCGAGTTGCCGAGATCGAGCGCGAATAGTCCGCAGAGTATTCTCGATCTGCTGGTTGATCGGAACCGGAGTTGTGACCCATCCGCTTACCAGGTTATCGATCTTCGCCGCGTCCCATGCCGTTGAGATCCGCTGAGACCTCGCCTTACGTTTCCCGATCGTCGGCGTCACTTGTCGTATCGGTTGCCTTTCAGCGCTTGCGAAAGCGTCGCGAATTGCTTGGCGTAATGGCATCAAGGGAACCTCAGTTGCACGCGACCTGGCGCAACATCGATCCCGGACGCCACGTCCGCCGCTCTTTGTTCGCGCCGTACCTCGCGTTCGAATAGATCTCGCAACACGATCAGCTCGGCGTAGGATCGCCGCGTTAGCGTTTGACCGTCGACCATAACCGACGCTTGATCTTTCGTTGCCGCGTTTGCGATAACGGCATTGATCGCGACAAGATTTTTCTCGGCGGCAGATCGAAAATCACCAGCCTTGGTAAAGTCCGGCGAGACGCTCAAATCATGAGCATAAATAACAATGCGATCGCTCGCCGCCTTCTGAACATATCCGATCAGCTTGTATGCGCCTGGTTCAAATTTTGCAGAGTCCGCCGGCGCAATCGTAACGTCGAACGCGTCACCATTCGGGACCGCCGCAGCGACATAGTGACCATTCGCACTGGTTATCGCATAGTTTAAAGACCATCCGCCGGATGCCGGATACAACGCAAAGGATCTCGACCAGGCATACGAATTCCCCGCCGTGATTTTTTTCGGTTCTGCCATTGTCAGTATCTCTTAATGAATCCGCGTTTTTTCGGTTTACGGATCAACACTCGCCGCCGCTTCGCAATATTTCGCGGTGATAGATCGTCCGTTGTCTTACGTTTCGCCTTTTTCTTGCTCTTTTTCTTGCTCTTTTTTCCTGGTATTTTTGCCGCGATCTTCGCCGCGATCGCTTTCAAGTTCGGTCGCAAAATTTCGAACGCCGCGTATGCGTAAACAAAGCAATCGAGCCCCTCGTTTCTGCGCCTGGTGTTCTTGTAAACGAAGATCGGAAACCCGTTCTTGTACGTTTTGACTCGCTTTTCCGCCGTGAGTTGAGCAAAAAACTCATGATCAATAAGCGGATCGCTCATCGGGAAGTGGAAAAAACCCGGCTTGCCTGGTTCCGCGATCGTCAGTCGATTAAAAAGCAAGTCTTTCGCCTCGCTAGTTCCGACCGCATACAAATCGACTTTTTCGCTATTGCGATTTGTCGGCCGACTCACTAGCGGCGCTCCGTGTTGATTACTACCTTTCAACGCGAACACTCGCCGGCCCGATCGTTTCTTGCAAAACTTGTAAACTTTTGTGGTGTGATGCCCGCCGGAGTCGATACCGACCGCCGCGATCCGTAATCTCAGTCCGCTTTCATGCTCCAATTCACTCAACAAGAATTGATCGAGCTGGTCCCATACGTCGTTACTGTCCGGATTGCCTTTGAAAACCCGGTGAGTGATCGCCCATATGCCGAGACCGTCGACCGCGATATCGTATGCCGTCTCCTCCTTGCGATCGTCCTGTACGTCGACACCGACAACGACCAGGACAACGCCAGCCGGCAACTCAGCAAGGTAATTCTCGCGCCGCAAGTACAATAAATCCGGATCGTGTTTGTCGCCTTTTTCATCCCACGTCTCAGCGAGCGAAACGTTGACGAACGTTTGACTATCGCCGGTCGCTTTATTTTTCAGGAACTCCCGCGCCATGTCCGGAAGTTTGACAAACAGACTCGCCATTTCCGGCAAGTGGAATGACGCGTGACCCGTAAACGGCATTTCCGCGATCCATTCACCCTCGCGGATCGCACGGATCCGATCGATCTCATCCCATGCGAGCCCGCATTTCGAGCCCTCGCAAATGTAACGCGCCGTCTCTGGTTGATGCTCGCCGGCGGCGTTCTTGATCCATTGAACCTGCGACCATTTCAAGATTTGCAACGTCCCGCATCCTGGACACTTGACAAACCATCGCCGGCGATCGCCGAGATCGTATGACGCTTCGATTTCGCTCGCGCCCTTGAGCGTCGGCGTTGACGTTTTGAACAGTAACCTTTGATCGCCGAACGTTGCCGCTCGCTTCCAGATCAGCGGCAGTTGACCGCCCTCGCCGGACTTTTCATAACCGTCGATCTCATCGGCGAAGATCTTCGGAGCTGATCGGCCGCGAAGTGTTTTCGGAGATCCGGACCAGGCGAACATCAAAAACCCGCCCGGATATTGTTTCATCCGTTGATTATTGACGCCTTGCTTTGATCGTGGCGCGGCTATCTTTTCCCGGATCGCTTTCGACAACTCAACCATCGGATCGAATTTCGCCGTCAACCAGGTTTGCAGATCTCCCTGGCTCGGCTGCATCATCATTTGCGATTGCGGTTGATGCTCAATGAAATAACCCATCGCCATAAGTTCGACGAGAGTCTTTCCGGTTTGCGCCGCCCACATTAACGTAATTTCGCGGCACTCCGGATCCGCGATCATGTTCAACGGCTCGGCCTGGTACGGCGCATTGACCATCCGCACCAATCCTGGAATCGCGTTACCTGGTGCAACTCGAACGTGACGCTCCGCCCAATCAACCGGACATAGTTTTTCCAGCGGTCGCAACGCGCCATAAGCTAACGAAAGCGATTCGCGGATACCTTCCGGATTCGAGAAGTCCGTTCCAAGATCATCAAACGCCAAGCTCATCACTCATTGCCGTTAGCGCTTGATCAACCTCATCGGCTAAAACCTTTTTGATCACTGTTATTTTTTTGACGCCGAGAACCATCGGCGCAACTCTTGTGACCATTTGTTGCAACCTGGTTCGCAGCTCGATCGATGCGCCTTTTACCTGTCGCTCGAACTCGACCAGATCGCCAACTTGACCGCGAGCTTTCGCCGCTTCAAGTTCGGCAATTACCGTCTCGGCCGCGAGCTTTCGTTTTCTTAGTTCCTTTTCATCGGTTTTCGAAACGTCGCCGATTGCCTCTTTTATCGCCTGATCGGTCCGCCACTTCAAAACCTCATGAGTGTTTAACTGCCACTCAATGCGATGCCGGCGATCCGCTTTCGAAATATACGGACAACCTTTTTTGATCCATTGCAAAAGAGTGTTACGACCGATCCCCATGATCGCGCAAACCTCGGATAGATTGACTATGCGCCCCCTATCCATTGCTTCCGTTGTTGATCGTACGACTCATTTTCAGCGCCAAAAAAAACATCAAGCGCTGCGGCGCTGCGGACC